CTGATACCAACTATTGGGTTGGAACAATGGGTTGGGGTTCAACTGATTTTGAGACTATTTGGCACTATGGATCAGGTCATATTGAGAGCTGGAGCAACCCATCAAATGCACCAAATTCAACAGATACATCTCATTGGACGGGGCATCAATCGATGCACTACACTAATGGCAGCACCCAAGCTTACGGACATCAATTCGTAGTTGGAGCAGGTAATCCTGCTTGGTGCTATTTAAGAGGGAGGTGGGGAACCACATCTACTAGTTGGGCTAAAATGTGGAACTCAGCCAACGATGGATCTGGTTCTGGATTAGATGCTGATAAACTTGATGCTCAAGAAGGATCTTATTACCGAAATGCATCTAACTTAAATGCTGGTACTATAGCTGCAGCTAGACTGTCTACAGCGAATACACCTTCGCTAAGTGACAATAATACTAATATAGCTACTACAGAGTATGTTAAAGGTCAAGGCTATGTAACTACGGACACTAACACTACTTACTCAGCAGGTAGAGGTTTAGATCTAAGCGGAACTCAATTCCTACTAGAGACTGATCTTAGAGATAGTATTAGCTACATTGGTTACGATAGTAATGATTATGTACAATGGTCAAACAACTCTTACTTTAGATCGGTAGTAAACGGATCAGAAAGATTTAGGGTTAATACTTCTGGTATCGACGTTACGGGAACCGCTACTGCTAACGCATTTAGAACTGATACGAGTAACACTGATTACAGCCTAATTACTAGGAACAGCACGAGTGGAACTTTATGGGTTCAAGCAGCTCAATCTAATAGCATACAAACAATACTAACCTGTCGATACGGGAGTACCTCTGTAGGAGGAGGTACTGAAGTTTTAGCTGTGAGGAAAAACTCAAGCTATTTTATTAACACTAAGTTAGGAGTTGGCACGAATAATCCTGCTGTAACGCTTGATGTTGATGGGCCAATAAAACACAAAGTTTACACCGTGTCTACGCTGCCGTCAGCTTCGCCAGCAGGTCAACGAGCCTTCGTTAGTGATTCTTCCTACGCCTTAAGTTCTGCTCATGGTTTACAAACCGTCGGATCAGGAACGCACTTTTGCCCAATGTATTCAGACGGTAGTGTCTGGAGAGTGGGCTAAACAATTTTTTTAACCAAACAAAACAAAACTATGCCAATTACAAAAGATACTCCAGTGGTAATACCAGCAAAATCAAAAAAGACGTTGCCCCATACGTGGATTTCTCAAATGAATATTGATGCTGTTAATGATTCAAAGGGACATTTGTTTATTCAATTAGTTCCTTATGATGCAGATTCAGATGAAGATCCGGATAGAGATTTGGCTAAGGGTATGCAATTAAAATTGTGGGATGTGGTAAATGATGTTCCAAAAGCTGCTGATGCGATGCAAGCTATCTTTGATGCGATTCCAGCTATTGAAGCTTATTACGATTTAAAACAAAAAGAATCGGAGGAATGAGAATTAGATAAATAAATTATGAACAGCACGTGATGTGCCTTACACAATTAAAACACTATTAAAAATTATGAATGAAATTAAACTATCATTGCAGGAAAAAGAGGTAAATGCGCTTTTTCAACTTATCGACTTAGCAGTCAAATCACAAGGCCTTCAGGTTGCTGAAGCTGCGACTGTTATTGTCAATAAGCTTCAAGAGCAAGCTAAAGACCAATTGACTCCTGTTGAAGAAGAAAAGACTAAGAAATAACCTATTTTAATTAAGGGGTGTTTCAGAATAAACACTTAATGTTTTGTCAATCGCTATTGTTAAAATAGTATAAATAGACAATATGGCTATACCAAATACAAGACAAAAACTTATCGATTATTGCTTGAGGGCATTAGGCCATCCTGTTATCGAAATAAACGTTGATGATGATCAAATTGAAGATCGAGTCGACGAAGCTATTCAGTTTTATCAAGAATTTCACAGTGATGCAGTAGTGCGCAATCTTCTTAAGCATCAAGTGACACAAACTGATATTGATAACGGATATATTTCTCTAGCATCTGGAGCGAATATTCTATCGATTAATAACGTATTCAATATAGACAATAGTAATTCTGGAACATCCCTTTTTTCTGTCGACTACCAATTACACTTAAATGACATATTTGATTTAAATGGTTCATTTGGTGGTATCGTTAACTATGAGTTAACTAAACAATATCTTTCGCTGATTGACCGGAACGTAAATGGCGTTTATGAAATGATTCAATATAGCCGTCATAAAGGCAGAGTAAACTTTCACACAGATACTTTAAAAGATCTTGGAGTGGGAAACTATGTTGTGTTTGATGGATACAGTTCAGTCGATCCAGAAACTTTTGTTGCAGTATACAACGATATGTTTCTTAAAAAGTACGTGACTGCTCTTGTTAAACGGCAATGGGGATTAAATCTTATTAAATTTGAAGGTATGGTTTTGCCAGGTGGTGTTACAATGAATGGCCGAGCTATTTACGATGATGCTATTACTGATATCGAAAAGCTTGAAGAAAAGATTCGTCTCGAACACGAATTACCACCACTAGATTTTATAGGATAAGATGCCAAGGAACGTATATTTTAGTCAAGGGGCAACTGCTGAAAAGAGGCTCTATGAAGACATTACTATAGAGGCTCTTAAGATTTATGGCCATGACGTTTTTTATATTCCTAGGAGTATTGTAAATACCGATTCTATATTTAACGAGGATGCGTTGTCTAAATTTGGTGAAGCATACCAGATTGAAATGTATGTTGAAAACACTGATGGCTTTGGTGGAGAAGGAGATTTACTTTCGAAGTTTGGTGTAGAAATACGAGATAGTGTAAATCTTATCGTATCAAATAGGAGATGGGAACAGCTAGTTTCGAGGTTTCAAGATCCTACAGAAGTTAGACCACAAGAAGGGGATTTAATATTTTTCCCTCTTGTTAATGGTTTATTCGAGATTAATTATGTAGAAGACGAGACACCGTTTTATCAGCTGCAGAACATTCCTACATTTAAACTTTCTTGTCAGCAGTTTGAGTACAACAATCAAGAGCTTGATACTGGTGTTTCAGAGGTAGATAAATTTGAGCTAAATTTCGCTACACGTACACGTTTGAACTTAGGAAGTGGTAGTGGTACATTTGCTGTTGGTGAAGATGCTAAACAAACTGATAGCACAACTACGATTACTGGAGAAGTTGCTGCTGTTGGAACTAACTATATTGACGTTGTTAATCAAAGGGCTAGTGACAATAGCAATAAGGGATTTGTTAAGACTGCAGGAAGCTGGGGAAATGTGACAGGATCAGAAAACTCACCTAATCCTTCTTATTCAATTACATCAATTGATTCTTTTAGCACAATTGATGACAATGATCCTTACGCGGACAATACAGATTTCGAAACAGAAGGAAATTCATTTATTGATTTTACTAAAAGCAATCCATTCGGAATGCCAAATATAACAACATAAGACATGTTAAGCGGAACACACTTTTACAATAAAACAGTACGCAAGTCAGTAGCTGTCTTTGGCACTCTGTTTAATAACATTAAAATTTTAAGGCCGGGAGCTACAGAAGAAAAAGTTCCTGTCGCATACGGACCAAGGAAAAAGTTTTTGGCTCGCATTCAATCTGACACATCAGGTTCAACCGCAGAAACAATAGCGATTAAACTCCCGCGAATAAGTTTTGAAATAACTTCGATGGAGTATGATAACGAAAGTAAGTTAAGCCGCTTTAATAAAAAGTTTATTCCTATTGAAGGAGATAAGAATAATGTTAATACATTATATCAAAGTGTTCCTTATATTATAGGAATGCAGCTAAATGTATATGCTCTTAATCAAGATGAAGCATTACAAATAGTAGAACAAATTTTACCTACTTTTTCTCCCGAATACACTGTAAGCATAAAAGACCTTGAAGGAGCTAACACGACGACTGATGTTCCTATTATATTGAACTCTCTTTCTCTTAACGATGATTACGAAGGCGATTTTGAAACTAGGAGAACTATCTTATACACTCTTGATTTTAGCATGAAAGTAAAGTTTGCTGGCGGAGTTAATAAACAGGGACTAATAAGAACTGTCGATACATTCTTATTTGATGATGTCAACACTGCTTTAAAAACAACTAATCCGTACGGTGTTAATAATGAAAATATTCGGGTTGCAGTAGCAAATAGTGATAGTGCTCCGTTGGATGACACTGATACTATAACAACCACATTTGGTTTTGATCATGGATCGTGAAGATGAAAATAATGAGGACATTGAAGAAAAGCTTGAAATAACGGAAATTAAGCA